ATGTGGCATGATGCAGAGAGAGGAAAGAATGAATATATTCCAACAGAGGTGCATTGGTCTGAAGTGCCAGGCAGAGATGCAGTATGGAAAGAACAAACAATCGCAAACACATCAGAACAACAGTTTCGTGTTGAGTTTGAGTGTGAGTTTCTTGGATCTGTTGATACTTTAATTAGTTCTGCAAAATTAAAAACGTTAGTATATGATGAACCAATTAAAAGAAACGCTGGTTTAGATATCTACTTTGAACCAATTAAAAATCATGATTATGTTCTCACGGTTGATGTGGCTCGTGGTGTAGGTATTGATTATTCTGCATTTGTAATTACAGATATCACGACATTTCCACATAAGGTGATTGGAAAATATAAAAATAACGAAATCAAACCGATGTTGTTTCCAAGTATTATTGTAGATATTGCAAAGGCATATAATAATGCATTTATACTATGTGAAGTAAATGATATTGGAGATCAGGTTGCAAGTATTATTCAATATGATTTGGAGTATGATAATCTTTTATTATGTTCAATGAGAGGTCGTGCTGGTCAAATTGTAGGACAAGGATTTTCAGGCAAGAAAACACAGTTGGGTGTCAAGATGTCTAAAACTGTGAAGAAAGTTGGATGTTCTAATTTAAAAACTTTGATTGAAGACGAGAAGTTAATATTTAATGATTATGATATTATATCTGAACTCACAACTTTTATACAAAAGAGTAATTCATTTGAAGCAGAAGAGGGATGTAATGATGACCTTGCAATGTGTCTTGTAATATATGCTTGGTTAGTTGCACAGGATTATTTTAAAGAACTGACTGATCAAGATGTTCGTAAAAGAATCTATGAAGATCAAAGAGATCAGATTGAACAGGATATGTCACCATTCGGTTTTATTGTAGATGGAACAGAGGATGAAAGTTTTGTAGATAAAGATGGAGATCGTTGGTATCTTGATGAGTATGGTGATAAAGGTGGTGGTATGGATATGGATTACATGTGGAATTATCGATGAACATTGAAGATCAGTTTGGACTAGAACATTTACTCTTTGAACAGAGAAAATGCAAAGTTTGTGGTGAAACAAAAGAATTAATTAATGATTTCTATAAAACAAGAAAAGATCGAGGAAATGTACCATCAGCATATGCTTACGAGTGTAAAAGATGTTCAATTAAAAGAGTTATGGATAAGAGAAAGAAAAAGGAGATAATTGAAATTTATCCTGATTGGTAGTGTTTTCGTCTTGTTTCCCCATTTAGAGAGGTAGCAATTCATAAATAAATTTAGTAAAACAACGTGGAACTTCGGAGAAAAACATGGCTGGCATAGGTTTAGTATCTCCAGGCGTTAAGGTCAGGGAAGTTGATCTTACGGTTGGTAGAATTGACTCCATAAGTGATCAGACAGGTGCAATAGTAGGCCCTTTTGAAAGAGGCCCTGTACTAGAACCTTTGCTTATTGAGAATGAGCAAGATCTGATCGATCTTTTTGGAAAACCATCACTTAATGATAGACAGTACGAATATTGGTACAGTGCATCAAACTACCTACAATATGGTGGTGTATTAAGAGTCGTTAGAGCAGACGGTGCAAACTTAGTTAATGCAAACGTCGGTGCGATAGGTGTTTCATCAAACGCAACTCTTAAAATAAAATCTTTTGACGATTATCAAAATAATCATGAAGACGCTACAAACTTTAGAGTAGCTGCAAGAAACCCAGGCAGTTATGCAAATGGATTAAAAGTTGCATACATTGACGGTGCTGCAGATCAAACACTTTCAGTTACACCACATGTTGTAAATCGTGTGGTTGTGGGACAGGGTGTTACTCAACCAATCAGCGGAACAATCGCTGGTGTTGGTACTAATGTCACAGTTGATGGATATCTTCAAGGTATCATTACTGGTGTTGGTGCGAGTTCAATTGATGTTAAAGTTACAAATCGTGTTTCTGTTGGTGGAACAATTATTCCAGTAGATTACACAGAAAATGGATTATTCCAATTCTCAGTTGCAACTAAAACAAGTAATACTCTACCTGGCGATGGTATTTTGGTTTCTAGTAACTCTTCAACTGTTGCAGATCCTGACGCTGGTATTTCAACTTGTATTTCAGTTCTTGCTGCAAAAGACTGGTATGATAATCAATTCATTCAATTAAAGAATGGTGCATTACCTTGGAAGGAAATTGCTGAAAAACCAGGCACAAGTGGATATTCTAAAGCAAGAAACAGTAAGAATGATGAACTTCATATAGTTATTATTGATGATTCTGGAAAAATATCTGGAACACAAGGAGCAATTCTTGAAAAGTTTGCTTTCTTATCTAAGGCAGATGATGCAGTAAATTCATTTGGTAGTGCAATCTACTATAAAGACTTTATCGCAGAAAATTCAGATAACATATTTGTTGGAGTATCAACAGGAGAAGGAACACTTCAATCAGGATTCTCAACTGCATTTACACCAGAGGTTTCATCCAGTAATCTTTGGAGTCAAGATGCACAGGATGTAAGTTTTAACTTTGTAGGGAACAAACTTTATTCATTAGATGCTGGTAGAGATTATTCAACTCCATCTGGACTTTCAACTCATATAGGTGGTTATTCTTGTTCTCTTGGTTCAATCATTGGTGGTTATGAAATCTTTGAAAATGAAGCAGAATACTCAGTTAATTTCTTACTTCAAGGCCCTGGCATCACAGGTAGTCAAACAGAATCACAAGCAAAAGCAAATAAATTGATTGCGATTGCAGAACAAAGAAAAGATTGTTTAGCAGTTATCTCTCCAAATAGAGAGACAGTTGTTAATGTCACAAGTGCAAAAACACAAACTGATAACGTCATTCAGTTCTACGATCCAATTACATCATCATCATTTGCGGTATTTGACTCAGGTTACAAGTATCAGTTTGATAGATTCAACAATAAATTCCAGTTCATGCCACTTAATGGTGATATTGCTGGATTAATGGCAAGAACATCTGAGGAACAGTTCCCTTGGTTCTCACCTGCTGGGCCTCAAAGAGGAAACATACTTAATACAGTTAAGTTAGCATATAATCCAAATAAAGTACAGAGAGATGCTTTATATGTGAAGAGAATCAACCCAGTGATCTTCTCACCTGGCGGTGGATTCCTCTTATTTGGTGATAAGACTGGACTCGCAATTGCATCTGCATTTGACAGAATTAACGTTCGTCGTTTGTTCTTAAATCTAGAAGCAAGAATTGAAATCGCTGCAAGAACTCAACTCTTTGAGTTTAACGATGAAATTACGAGAGCAAACTTCCGTAATATCGTTGAACCATTCCTTCGTGGAGTTCAAGCAAAGAGAGGTTTATCAGACTTCTTAGTTGTTTGCGATGAAACAAACAACACACCTGATGTGATTGATGCGAATGAATTCAAGGCAGATATCTTTATCAAGCCTGCTCGTTCTATTAACTTCATCGGTCTTACATTCGTTGCGACTAGAACAGGCGTTAGCTTCTCTGAAGTCGTTGGTCGAGTTTAATTAAATCCCCACTAAATAACCAAAGGAGTTAAAAAAGAAAATGGCAACATTTAATCAAAGAAACATAACTGAGTTTCGATCAAGATTGACTGGTGGTGGTGCAAGAGCTAATTTATTTGAAATTGAGATTGCTTTTCCAGATGACTTAGGAATAGACTTTAATCTGGTAACAGATAAAGTCCCATTCCTTGTGAAGGCAGCTGAGATACCAGCATCAAACTTGGGTAATATTCCTGTTCCATACAGAGGTCGTGTTCTTCCTGTTGCTGGAGATCGTACCTTTGATCCTTGGACAGTAACTGTGATTAATGACACAGATTTCCAAATCAGAGATGCGATGGAGAAATGGAGTAATTCAATTAATGATTTACAGACAGCTCAAGGTACAATTAATCCAGAAGTTTATCAAAAATCTGGAAGAGTTTTCCAATTAAGTAGAGAGGGAACTAGTCCTAGTGACCCAGAAAAAGTGTTAAGAACATACAAGTTTGAAGGAATTTATCCTAATACAGTAAGTTCTATCCCACTTGATTTTGGTGCAACAGATCAAATTGAAGAGTTCCAAGTCACATTCAACTACCTATTCTATGAGGTAGAATCACCACTAGGAAATTTCTAGGTTGATTATTATCGCATATTAAGATATAATATAAATACCAGTAAAGGTATAATTATACAATGGCACAACTTTTTGGTTTCTCAATTGACGATTCTTATAAGAAACCGTCGGAAACAGTAGTCTCACCAGTCCCCAAAAATAATGAGGACGGTGCAGACTACTTTTTGTCGTCTGGATTTTATGGTCAATATTTAGATGTAGAAGGCGTATTTAAGACTGAATATGATTTAATTCGTAGATATCGTGAGATGGCACTACATCCCGAAGTTGATGCAGCGATAGAGGATATATTAATTGAAGCGATAGTTGCAGATCAAAATGATTCGCCAGTACAAATTGATCTTGAAAATTTACAAGTAGGGCCTCAGATTAAAGATCTCATTCGTGATGAATTTCAGTATATTAAAGAAATGCTGGATTTTGATAAGAAGGCACATGAAATATTTCGTAATTGGTATGTAGATGGAAGAATATATTATCATAAAGTTATAGATTTAGATAGACCAGAGGAAGGAATTAAAGAACTTAGATATATTGATGCACTTAAAATTAAATATGTAAGAGAACAAAAGAAAAAAGGTGGTGCAAATGCAATACAATATTCAAATAATAATCGACCAGGCTTAGAAAATGCAAATCCACAGGATGCTGAATTTCCTGGCTTAACTGAATATTTTATATACACTCCCAATTCTTACCAAAAAAATCAATATGGATCTGTTGCTGTCACAGGACAACAGAAGGATGCAATTAAATTTGCTAAAGATGCAATTGCATATTGCACATCAGGTTTAGTAGATCGTAATAAACATACTGTTCTTTCATATCTACAAAAAGCAATCAAGGCACTTAATCAATTAAGAATGATTGAGGATAGTCTTGTTATCTACAGATTGTCAAGAGCGCCAGAAAGAAGAATATTTTACATTGATGTTGGTAATTTACCAAAGGCAAAAGCAGAACAATATCTTCGTGAGGTAATGAGTCGTTATCGTAATAAATTAACTTACGATGCAGCGACTGGTGAGATTCGTGATGATAAGAAATATATGTCCATGATGGAAGATTTCTGGCTACCAAGAAGAGAGGGTGGTCGTGGAACTGAGATATCAACATTGCCTGGCGGACAAAACTTAGGGG